TAAGTGTTCTGGATTGCCTCAGCCATCTTTAAGCCTTTCTGTAGCTTAAACGCTTTCTCGCTATTCTGTGCAGCGTGACCAAGTATATCACTGGCTATACCAACGCCAATTTTTAGCTTCTGTTTACCAGTTAATTCTTCTAGCTTAATCTCGCCTTTCTTTGCCTTCTCCATGAACTTCTCATGGGACTTGTTACCTGCGGCGGCGCTCAAAAAGCTAGTTTCGTCTAGGTCTTTTTTAACAGTACGGTTGACCTCATCTATACGGAACATTTCATCCATGTGTTCTTGGTAGGCTTCTTCTTGCAGTAAGTAGCCTTCTTTTAATCTATCTAGGTCGGTTACCTGTTGTTCTTTTTTCCATTCTGCAAACTCAGTCTCTATTGCCTTCTGGCGGTCTTTCTCAGCCTGTGCAGCAGCAGCAGCAACATCGGCTGAAGTTTGTACATCAGCTAACGGGTCTACTTGTACGCCACCCACTGCCGACATTTGTGGTGCTGGACCAGTATCAAAAAAGCCCATGCCTACACTCATACTACCAGATACGGTTTCTGCACTTACTGTAACATCGTCAAAAGCCTGTCTTGCTTCCCGAAGCCTAGTCGTAGTATCAGAAATTTTCTCGTTCATTATCCTGATAGCTTCTTTAGAATCTTCCACGTCATCGGTGTAATCAAGAAACAAACTATCTTTGGTCTCTTTAGCTTTAGCAGTAAATGCAACCCATAAATCGAAATAGCCTTGTAATTTTTCTTTTTGTTTAGCAAGTTTTTTCTCAAGACCTTCGACGTTGCGCCCAAGCATCTCAACGCCTTCGGCACTATTGGAGTCAACTATCTCTATTCCATCAAAGCCTATCTTTATCCCAGCCATATTGTCTAGGCGACCCACAAACTCTATTAAACCGCCCAATGATGCAGATGCACCCTCAACTATTGCTGCCATTAGGTTGGATATAGCTTGAGCACCTTTTATAGCTTCTGGTGTGCCGAGGCTTGTAGATAAATCTCTAAACGATTCAGTCATCGACTCCAGTGCGCCACCTGCACCAGCTTCTCTAAATAAGTTATCGAATGAGTCTTGTAGGTTACTGGTTGCACCAGCGAATGAAGCGGCTTGGTTTGACATAGCATCGCCAAACTTTTCGTTACCTATAGCGGCTAGATAGCCTGTTATTTCTTCTGCGTTCTTGCCGACTGTAGTGGTTACGCCTTGAAATACAAATGAGACTTTATCGCCTTCTGTTTTAGACTTGATACCGAACTCTTTGAGACGCTCGAACTCACCAGTTGACGCATCGGCTACCGCCTCAATCATCTGGTTAAGGTCTTTACCCATAGCAGCAGCAGTGTTACCAAAAGAGCGCATGGATTCTTGCGAGGGGTCTAAACCGAGGTTTTTAAGTTTGACGAAGCCATCTACCGACTGCGCTAAATCGAAAGGTGTAGTTGCTGCAAATTTTTTGAGGCGCTCGAACTCATCTGCGGCTGCGGCGGCTGAACCTGTAGCGGTTACTAGCTGCCCTTGCATGATAGCGAACTGTTTATTTACTTCGTTAAACTTTCCTGCGAACGCAAGACCTGTGCCAACACTAACCAGAGCAGCAGCCATGCCAACTAGCTTGCCTTTAGCACTTCCAGCAGCCTTGCCTAATCCTTTGACACCTTTACTAGCTTTATTAGATTGCTTGCCAACACCGCCTACTTTATCGTCAGCCTTGCCAGCAGCCTTTCCTAAATCGCCTACTTCTTTCTCAGCATCATTAGCGGATTTTTTAAGATAGCCGAGACGCTTGATAGCTTTATCAATGTCTGAGGTTTCTGCTTTAAAGATTAATTTTGCGACTTCGCTTGCCATGCTTTTTGCCTTGCCGTATCTAGCCCAAGAATCGTATCTATTTCCCACGACTCTAATGGGTCATCATAAAGGTCTATGTACGTCTTAATATCTAAGAGCGTAATAGATTCTGTACCCTGTGAGATTTTTAAGAATGTACTAAATACATAACTTAACTCCTCATTTAAGGTCGGCATTTCTTGTAACGGCTTAGGCGGTTTGCCTGTTATTCGCTCAATGGCTTTCCACTGCTCAAGACGGGTAGACTCACTACCTTCTATTCTGCTATTGGCTAAAAAAATCCACTCGCCAAACTCGATTACTTTTTCGGCTTGGCTTTCGTAAAATTTTTGCGCTCACCAATGTAGCTATCAATTTGGTCTTTAACGAATGGTGCTTTGGTGTACAGCTCTCGGCATAGCTTCTTAGTGTACTTTTCATCAGTACCCCGCCAGCCAATAGTACAGCTCACCAGTGCATCAATAACAAACTTTTCTGTATCAACTTCTGCGCCTTTTTGTGCCGCTTCAAAGTAAGCCGTTTTCTGCTTCTTTAATTCGCGCCTGTAACTAACTGAATCAGTGCCTTTGACCTTAATATATAACGGTGTTTTGTTACCTTGGTCATCTAGTATTTGAACTTCCGAACCCTGTTCGTGATTGTCTACTGTGTAAAGCTCTGTTAGTTTCATATATCCCCCGAGGATAATTAAAGCCCCGCCCAGCGAGGCTGTTTAAAATTACAATACGTTATCAATAGTAATCGCTGCACCAGCGCCATCACGCATAGCTACGAAATCCATTGTTACAGATAGCAAGCCATCTTGGACGCTAACTGAGCCAGTAGTATAACGCACTTTAGGCATCGCGAAGCTAATACCATCAGGACCAGTACCACAAGTGATAGTGATAGCTGTGTCTGTGTTATTAATGAACTTCTCTAAAAGGTCGCCACTCTCAAAGTGAGCAGTCAATGAGCCAGTAATTGAACACAAGCCAATACCGCCACGACTAACAGCATCAGTGCCAATAGTGTTAGATGTAGAGATGTTGTTCTCAATAGAAAGTGAAAGGTCAGTACAGATACTGTTAGCTGCACCCTCAGTGATTACCACTTCTTGAGAATGGTATGGGTTATTGGTGGCATCATAACCATCTGGCGTGCCAGCATCAGAGCTGTCAGCAGTTTCTAGGTCTTTACCTACAAACCCAAAAGATGCTTCAACCATGCCATCGGCTGGTACAGTAAGACTGAACGAGTTTACTTCCATACCTTTAAAGATATGTACATCGTTAGTTCCCGCTAGGTCACCTTCGTAGTATTGCTCAATAGTGTATGACTGGCGAACATTACCAACAGTCATCGCGCCACTCGCTGCCGTGTCATCACCTAGCAAACCCAAGAGCAATAACTCAACACCTGATTGGTTAGATAAGTCCATTGAGATGTCACCGGCAACAGACTTAACGCCCATCTTTACTTCTTGCACGTTACGGTCGCCAGTAATGTTAGTAGATTGATGGTTAGTCTTGCTCAAAGCCAAACTGCTAGACTTGAAAGGTAGAATCTTGTAGTTAGCGTTATCTACGTTAATGCCGTAGCTGGCTTCTTCTAAGATAAAAATTTTGGTGTTAGCACCACTTGCAATAGTCATTTTTTAACTCCTCGCGGGCGTAACCGCATAATAGGACACATCTATATTACGAACAAAAAAAGCATCTTCTCTGCGCCCTACGCCTAGAGATACGTTACGAACTCTGACGGTAGTACCGCCATGAGTCAAGTCTGTGCCTCGCTTGAAGGCATCTGCAATAACATCTAGCTTGGTTGAGTAGCCACCAATACCAGCATCATTGTAATAGTTTATCTGGAATATGCCTTCATGTATGTCTCGCCCTGTAGGGCTTAACGATAACGTCTCTGTGGCTTGTGGCAGCAAAAACGCTTGCACGAACTCAATTCCATCTGCACCCTTATTTAAAGTGCTTAAATCTATCTCTACATTCTCAAAGCTAATGTTATCTACACTGACTGTATTTAACTTAGTCTCAAGAGCAATCCGTATGTTATTAAAAAAAGAACTCATCTAAGTTTACTCGTTCTGATACCTATCGCCCTTCTTAACATGCCTTGACCTTTTCGAGGCACACCATTCACCATGCCGCCAAACTCAATAGTGTACGCATAGGGTAAATTGTTAGAAAAATATATCTCATCACCCAAATTGAACTTACCAGCAACATCGACTGCATTACTCATTGATGCGCTACGGCTACGGTCTTCTTGTGTAGCATCAACTGGTCTACCTATACTGGCGAACCAATTACCTCTTAGCCGCCCTGTATCTACTGGCGTGTCTTTAATGGTATCACGCATAATGCCAAGCATTGTGCCTCTAACCTTCTTAGATGCCCTGTTAGCAGCCTTATCTAATATGGCATCAACTTGCGAGGAGAATGTCATAATACATAACCGTAGTTGCTGGCTGAACTTTGTTCACCTTAGTGACCCTGTAGTTCCTACCATTAATAGTTGCTGTATCGCTTATCTTTATTTCTGTGGTTGATGTACATATAGCTGGCTGCGCTTCGCCTTGCTGAGTGCCATCACCTTTTTCTTCTTTCGACTCGTTAAGCATTACAACGCTCGCTGTATAAGTAGAGTTTGAAGAACTACTAAAGCCAGCAGATGGATTATATGTGCCGCGAGATTGCGTCTGAAAAGTAATCACTTGACCATTCTCAGTGATTAACCTCTTAGCTGTAGCTGCCAATCCAACATAGTCGATAGCCATTACATTCTTACCACTCTTGTAGCTGGTCTAACTAACTTGCGCATCGCATGAGTAGCAGCAGGCGTTAGCACTCTTTCCGCTGAACTACCTTTATAAGTAACTGAAACGCCACCAACACTTTCAGATATCGTTTCACGTGGAACAGGGTCGCTCACTCCGTAGCCTTGCTCGAAGCCATAACCTAGCTCATAAATTGATGTCTTAACTTCTTGAGGTATTGAATCGCCATCTTTGCCCCACCCATCAATCATTAAACCATTGCGAGGGAACTGTAAC